TTACCATTTACAATTTCAAAGAATATATTGTAATGTTCACTACCTTGCGACCAATTAATTATTTTTTCACTTACTTTCATTATCTCTATTTATTTTTAATGTTCCATTTAAAATTTCGTTGCATACTTCATCTGCTAAGTTACGTTGTTCATCGGACATTTGTCCAAAATTAAACATCAAATTGTCAAATACTCCCGTCTCATAATTATTTGTAGTTCTTTCGTGTATCTCTTTTCGCATTTCATAATTCGTTATTCCTGTAATCAAAGAATGTATTTTTTTAGCTGCTGTAATTGAATCTTTAAAGTCTGTTTTGTAATCTTTTGTCAATTGTAAATCTACTATAACATTTTCACATAACCTACTTATTTGCGTTGCATAAGTTAAAATTAATGTTATATCGGTATTGCTTTTCAAAAATTTATCACTCATAACATAACCGCTTTATATTTTTCCAAATCAAAATATCCATTGCCATTATCCAAACTATAATCAAAGAAACTACTTTCACGCTCCGTATCGTTATACAACTGCATTTCAGCCATTCGACTACGCAATACATGACTAGTAACTCCAATTAATTCAGCTAATTTAACGCCAGTCATTGAGTTGTAATTTAGCTTAACTAACTCAATTTGTTCATCTGTTAAATCTACTCTTTGGGTAGACCTTTTACCTTCTTTATGCCTTACTACTGCGACTAAATTTTGCGTACATCCGAGCTTATTAGCAATATCAATATTCTTAAGATGTAACATTGTTTTTATCTTTTTGCATTTTTCTGCGGTGCCAATTTTAATACCCAATAATTTTCTACGTTTGCTTATTGCACTAACTGAAAGCCCGAATAATTCGCTAATTTCTTTGAGTTTCATTTTAGGATTCTCTTTTATGTATTCGTTTATTTTTTGCATGGCATGTGTTTTAAAGATGTAAAATCGGACTTATTCAAATTGCTTATTACACTATCCACAATCGTTTTAAAATGTGGTTCTAGGTTGTAGTGCTCATTTGCCTTTTTAACATTATAAATAATCGTTGTATGGTCTTTTGGAATGAGGCTTATTAAAGTACCTATTCTTTCATTTGTATATCCATTTTTCTTAAACAAATAGCTTGCAATCTTTCGAGCATTTACATATTCATTTTTACGGACTTTCCCTAGTAAGTCACTAATCTTAATGTTTGAATAATCGCAAATCGTATTCATTAATGAGTACTCATAAGCACTCAATCTTTTTATGTGTTCTGTTATATCGTTTTCCATTTTTAAAGTTTTAATGTGTTATAATATTCACGAGCTCTTTCAATTTTTATTTTTAGTGTTTCAATGTATGCAGTATCGTAATCGAATGCAAATACCTTAACTCGTTTTTCAGTTGGTAATTCCTTAATCAAATCATTGTTACGTTGAATTTGTTGACATTCTTTTATATAATCTTCATTATCATAGTTTTTACCATATTTGTAAACCAACTTTTCGCACTCATTCAGGACCATGCTTTGAGGTGTTGGCACTAAAGCATAGATTAACTTATACTTTTCTTTTCCAGTCAACCACATATAACATTGGGCTTGACAATAATACATCTTTGATAATTCAGCATTAAAGAAAGTCTTTAGATTCCAACTCGTTTTTATATCTTCAACGCAATCCGTTAACACAATGTCGGGCGTTCCTATAACGTAATCGTTTTGTAATTTCGTGTTGTATCTTGCCCTAAAACCACCTTCAACTACTTGACTAACTAAGTCCATACTATCCTGTTCACATTCATTACCTTTGTCCATGTATTGATTTTTGATTGATTCGGCAAATCCAAACTGTTCAAATAACCATTTATCTTCAACGAATGTTTTGGCTGTTTCTGAAAGATTGCCAGCATCTTTGTCGGCTTTCAATTTTGGTTCTGTCATGAGTGAACCCGTACCACTGCATCTGAATAATATTTTATTTTCCATTTAGTAAATCACCTTTAGCGTTATAAAAATCTATTAAATCGTATTTCCCGACAAGATCTCTAACTTGTACCAATGTATACAATGTATCAGCATTCTCGATATGCTTAATTACACGTTCTTTCTCTTTTGATGTATGTATAGCTTCAGCACTTAAAAGCTCCGTATCGCCTGTGAATTGAACAATATCTTTTCTGTTAAGGTTAGCACCGAATAAATCTCCAAAGTGGTCACAAGCATCTTTAATTGCAATTGATTTTGCAATCGGTAAAGCCATCATTACGGCTCCTTTATTTACATTGCTCATGTCCATATTTAGATTACCTGTACCTTGTTTAGTTTGTAACTCTTGAGCTCCTACGCCATCGTGAAACATCATTTCGTTTGTCGCTGGGTTTAAGTAATGAACTCTTACTGTAACCTCAATGGCATTGAATAATTGTGCGGTTTTAATTACCTCAATTTGATACTTTTTAAAGCATCTTCTTAATAGATACTCGACTTTATCAATAGGTAAATAATTGTAGCCTTTAATGAATGGATGAACCTTTACCCACGTTGCTGGCGGCGGTGTTGATAAGATTACGTTAAGTTGTTCTAATGGCACTGCATCGAAATCTAATTGTTTGAATAGGCTTGTAATCGTTGCCTTGGTTTGTTTTGCTATTTCTTTATTCATAATATTTATTGTTTAAAAAGTGGGGGCTGTTAACCCCCTTGTTAATTAATTCATAGTTTCGGTTTCGGGATTGTATTCGTAGCCTTGTTCTTCTTCTTTTTCTTCTTGAACATCTTCTATCTCTTTTGGTAGCATTGCTTTTAAAACTGTTAAATCAGCATATAATATATCAATTGTATCAAGATAATATTGCATAAATTCATCTTGAGTAATAAATTCAAAGCCTTCTGTAAATGCATCTGTTATAGTTGCCCACTTTGATATATTAATAATTTTACCACTGTTATACTGCTCAACTCTTGTAAAGTCATTTTCTGCTTTAAGGCAATAAAATTCTGTAGAATGTGCATTTACTACTTTTGTAAATGTTGGGAAATTGATTTCGATTTCCACTGTCTCTGTTTTTTGTGTTGTTGTTGTAATTTTCATAATTTTTATTTTTTAAATGTTTAATGAATTGCAAATATATGCTTTTATTTCGTACTACCAAATTTATTTTAAGAATATTTTTCAATTAAATATTTCCCCCATTGATTAGCCATTGCTTCTGCTATTGCAGGGAAAGTTTTTGACCTATGTTTTTTGTTATTATTAAACATCCATGCTGGGTATCCGTTAACTATTTTACCTTCTTGAACGTGGGTTATTTTATCATCAAATAAATTAATACTTTTATTATGATAAAGTAAAGGCAAATTTTTTAACCATAAACAAGTTTTCTTCCTGGCTTCATCACCAAAATAAAATGGGTGTACTATTTGACTTGGTTTTTTATAATGCTTACTCATTATCCCTACTGGATTTTCAATTGCAATATGTTTTATATCAGCATTTGCTATTCTTAAAAAGAAATCAATTGAATCTTGTTGTATTCCATTTTCTATTTTTCTATAAAAAAAAGGTGCGCCACTTACTGCTAAATCTGTACATGGTGGAAAAGCTATCATAGCATCCCATTTGTTTAATTTTGATACACCACAACAACCATATTTACCTAAACTTTCTTCAAAAATATTTCCACATTTACATTCATAATATCCGTTTATTATATCGAATACATTTCCTTTAAAATGTTTTGCATTTTTATTCCTATTTTCCTGCATATCACAACTATAAGCATTAAAACCCATTTCTTCAAATCTACCTCTAACTTCATCACTTTCTTCACAAGCTATTAATATTTTTATTTTTTCCATAATCATATTTTTTTTATATAAATAATAATTTAATTTGTGATTTTAATGGCTCAATTCTTTTATTAGCTATTTTTACATAATTTATGCTAATTTCACTTCCTATCCAATTTCTATTATTTAATATAGATGTTTTTGCTGTTGTTCCACTACCCATAAAACAATCATAAATCAAATCATTTTCATTACTCCAGCTAATAATATGGTCATTGGCTAATTGTTCAGGAAATTGTGCAGGATGTCCTTTTGTTCCTGCGTTTGTAGGTATTTCCCAAACATTCCCTTTTTGTTTGTACTCTTTTACAGCATCGTTTTTATGCCCTTCTGTTGGTGTATTTTGTGAGTTCGTTTGGTAAAATGTCCTTCCATTGGTTTTACTTCCTTTGGTTTTACACTCTACCATTATTGGATTAAAGGTTTTTGGTTTGCCTTTACTAAAAACAAACATATACTCAAACTCTTGCTCGTATCTATTATGGGTTAATGGTATGTAATTTACTTTCCTATACATCATTGTATCGTGTAAATTAAAACCAATGTCTTTGAAGTAAAGTGCTTGTCTAAAACTAGTTCCGCTTTCACTACCATTAATAGTTGCATCACTTACTATCCATACTATTATTCCACCTTGTTTTGTAACTCTATATAATTCGTTTGCTATACTTTCAAAATCAAAATTATATCCTTCATAATCTCTTAAATTATCATAAGGTGGTGAAGTAAGAACTAAATCAATAAAACAATCAGGCATTTTAGCCATAGTTACTAAACAATCTTCATTATATATTTTGTTTATTTCCATAATTTTTTTTTTTAGTTTTATATAAACAATAATTCGTTTATCCTGTCAATTGCTTCTTTACGTTGCTTATCAGTCAATTTGTTAGGGTTTATCTTGTTTTTGTTTTGGATTAGCTTATTAACCATATCTAGTAGCTTGTGGTTGTTACTTCTATAAGTTTTAAGCACATTTAATTTAGGATTGATATAAATACTTTTCCTACCCAATTGTTTGTAATCTTCTTTTGCTTTTCTAATGTTTTTTCTTTTTTCCATATCTTTTTTTATTGGCAGTTATCAATGCAGTCGGAGTGAGGGAAACGTTCAATTATAAAATCAGGTGCTATCTCTTTGCTTGGCTCTGAAACGATTATTTTATTATCTTCAAATGTTAGGTTTATTTGGCCTTCAAAATTGTGAACTAAGCAATATTGAATGAGCTCCTTTATTTCTGCTATCGTTGTTACGATTGTGGTGTTAACTATTTGCATAATTGATTATTTTTAGGGATTATAAAGCCTTGTTTTTCGCATTGAACACAGAATCTTCCGTAGTCAATCATTTGTTTATCTTGCATTTCTTTGGCTTTATTTAATATTACTTGCCATGTTAATTTATCCTTTGGTGTATCGTTTAATTGTTGATATAACCATTCAACTGCTGTTTCTTGCTTTTCCATATTAATTTATTTTTTACTAATTCTATTAATTTTTTAACACATTCAAGTTCTGCTTGTTCGTATGATTTATTTTTTTCAATAAAAAATGTTGTTATATTCCCTGCGATTGCTATGTGAATAACAACATCGTTGTTTCTACCTATTGAATAACTACAGCCATGTTTTTCTCTAAAAAATCTAAAGGCTTGTTGGTAAAGTGGTGCTTGTAAACAATTATTAATATTAACGGATAAATTTCTATAAATCTTCCATTTTAATTCTAAATCATCAACATCTAAAAAATGTGCTGAACATTCTTCTTTAAAGCCTAATTCTTTTAAAGCTAATGCTTGTTCGTAAGGGATAAATTCTTTATTCATTTTATTTTTATTTATTATTTTTAATGTAATTTTTCATTTTTGCAATTTCAGTTTTTAAAAATGCAATCTTATTCCAATCCTTAACTGGCTGTTGCATCTCTTGTTCAAGTCTTTCTAATTGGCACGCTAAATGTACCTTTTTAACTTCGCTCATAGTAACCATGTTGTAATGTGTTTGAGTCAATGTTGCGTTGTTGTCTAATTGTTGTGTTAGTGTAATCATAATATTTATTTTTATTGTTTTTAAAATTGTTATTAAAGTCCTTTTTTAGTTAAAAATTCATTCATTCTGATTAGAATATCTTCGCTCTTTAATTCTAAATTTTTCATTGAGCCAAAAACTAATAAAAAGTTAGTAGTGTATTTACCATCTTTTTTCATGTTTGAAATTTTGTTTTCTAGTTCTGCGATGTTTACTGTGTTTGTCATAATTTTTATTTTTATTTGTTATTGATAGTGCAAATATACATCAACATTCCGTACTACCAAATAAATTTTGCATTTATTTTTGTTAATACGCTGAAACGTGCATGAATAAAGGCTATTAATTTTAAAAAAAAAAGCTCGATGTAGAAACATCGAGCCATAAACATTAAATTTATTATGAAAAAAACGAATTAATTATATAGGTATTCCGTATTGAAAATGCATGAAATCGTACCCTTTAATCCTACCTAAAGAAGCAAAGCCGTGCTTTTCAAAGATGTCAATCATAGCTTTATATTCAGGTTTGGCAAATCGAGCTGTTTTACTTGTTTCTTTTAAAGTATTTCTATTTGGATCCAAATCAATTGCAGTACCCCACGAATGAGCGCTTAACTTACTTCTTGATCCACGCATTAAACGATAATTAAAGCATCCACCGAAATCGTTTATTTCAAGCTCGTTAATCTTGCGTTCCCCGTATGTACTTAACAATTCATTAAACACATTTTTAAAGGCATTAGCTACCTTCTTGTGGCACCTCATCCGCTTAATCGGTTGTCTATCGTAATACATCGTGTAAGGCAAATCAATCATAACTAAATACGTTCCCTGTGGATTCGCTTTACCAAAGTATTTTTCCTGTTCTAATTGACTAAAGATTTTAGGCTTCATGAATTACAAATTTAAAATATTAAAATTTGATTTCAAACTTAATCTTTGCACTAGTTGATTTGTCGGTTATTTCGCAACCAATTGAGGCGGTTACTTTCCGTATTTGTACCTCGATTTCAGCCTTTAAAGTTACGTCTGAATGCTTTACCTTAATCGTATTATTATCGAGCGTAAACAAGCTATCTTTTGGCAATGCAAGGCGCATTAAATCAAACTTTGCGCTTACGATTGAGCTAGGCATTAGTTTTGATTTTATCCGTTGAAATAAAACGCAAACCTATATTTATAATATTAGTTAAGAAACCAACCATTACACTCAATCTCAGGCTTAAATTTTCATCCAATTTTAAATCCGTGAATAATGTAGGCAATAATGCCATTATCATTGTCATTCCAACCATAATATTCATTATGATAGTTTTACTTTGATACCATTGTTTTGTATTTGCTTTCATATTATAAAAATGGTTTAAAATTATTTTCTGTTAAGATAGTTGCAAATTTTACACACTCGTAAAAATTACCATTTTCATCGGTTAATGCTGTATCTGTTTCAATTGATACAATCATTGTGCTATCAACAATCAATCTTTGAATTGTTAAATTTGTAAGTATATCATTGTCATGATAAATTGTAGTGGCTAAAGGTGTTTGACCATCAACTACGCAAAAAAATTGCGCACTACCAAAGTGTACTACATCTAAGGTTTGTCCCGCTTGTAATATTAATTTTGTCATGGTTTATATTTTATAAAAATTATACAATGTTTCCACGAATATCTGTTAATAAAATTTCAGCTGTATTAAAACCTTCTATATTATTTGCCGAAAATTCTGCGTAGAAATTGCTGTCTAAAATTACCAATTTAACTCCATCAACAAATATTTTTAATGAGATATAATTACATATAAAAATTATGTCACCGCCATATACTGCAACTTCAAAAAGCATCGGTTGACCTGTA